TGGCGTTCGCGGTCGCGGTTCCGGGTGGGTTTCCCAGGGTGACGGCGTCGCCGTTGGACTGGGTCACGGCGGCGGATCCGTTCTGAGCACGGGACAGCGTCACCGACGTGGTTCCGGTGCCGGCGGTCACCTGCATGACCTCGGTCCGGCACTGGATGAACGTGTTGTTCGCCGGGGTGTAGGACGCGGCCAGGGTGCCCGTGGTGCCACCGGTTCCGGTCGGCGCGGTCGCCCACGTCGTCGCGAACGGCTTGGTTGCGGAGTCCGACAGGAACACTTCCGCGATGGTCTGAGCGGAGAGGCTCGTGATCGTTCCTACCACCTGGTAGGAGTCGTTCGTGGTGGTGGTCGTCGAAATCGACGACGTCCCGGCCACGCGAGTTTCAGCCGCTTCCTGGAATGGCGCTACGTCGGTCGTGGCAGCCGTGAACGGGCCGCCCGCGACACCGCCGGTTCCCCATCCCAGTTGCTTCGGTTCGGTGGCGGCCCCGGTCATGCGACCCGCGATCACCTCACGCCCTTTTGCGGTAACGACAACAACCGTCGCCATTATCCATCACCTCTCACTTGACAATGCGCGACGATTCGCGCGCCGAATCCGGAGTTCCGCCAACGGCTTCCCCACGCACGCCCACCAGGCGCGTCGGAATGGGTTGCGGTAGGTCGCGGTTACCACTCCGAGGTTGACGATTTCGGGGGGTGCCGTGTTGCCGCAATTCGCGCACGGTTGCCCCGGGGTGCGCGGGGATCCGCAAGCACACCCCCGGACGATGACGTGACGAACTTCGGCAGACGCGATAGCTTCGGTATTGGCGTCGCTCATATCGTCACCCGTTCTGCGTGCTGTCCATCGTGACCTCCTTCACCACCACTGAAGCGGCGACCATTCCGGACGGGGCGCAATAGCGTCTCGATCCTGGCAGGAACGTTCGAATGACGACGAACTTCCCAGCGGTCGCTGATCCAAGTAGTTGATAGCATCCGGCCATTTCACGAACTTGATTTCGGTGGCCGAATTGAATCCGAATCCGGGAATGGTCAGCTTCCAGCCGTTCCCGTCGGATTTGATCGTGATCTTCTCGCGCATGGCGACCTCTAATCCACACGCTTGGGAATGAGCGCTTTCACCTTGTCGGCGGTCAGCGGCCCATCCGGGATGTCGTCCGGTTCCGGGGCGGCCGGAACGCCCGGGGCTGGGTGTTCCGGCTGCTCTGGCTCATTCGTCGATGTCATCGGGGAGCGCTTTCAACGCTTCCCGCAACCGTGCCCGGTAGCGTTGTTGCCACGTCTCGCGTGGTGGCCGCTTGTTGCCGGGCGGTGTGCGCCCGGCCGGGCCGGCGGGTGGTGCGCCGGGTGGTGCGGGCGTCCCGACCCCGTTCGGGATCGGTGGCAGCATCGGCGGCGGTTCCTTCTCCGGCTTCTCCAGCGCCAACGGTTCGTCGTCTTCGCCCGGCTCCGACGGTTCGAGCGCGGAGCCCTTGAGCTTCGCGGCGACGCCGGCACGGGAGTAGGCGACCATGTCCCGCCACAGCACCAGGTTCTGACGGTCGACCAGGATGGCCGTGTCTCCGCCGTCCACGGACGGTTCGCCGATGTCGGCGCGGTAGCGGTCCAGCGTCCAGGACCCGTTCCGGAGACGCATGTCCCGAATGTCCTCGATCGTCTTGGAGTCGCGCATGTCGATCTCGCCGAACTTCAGGTGCCAGCCCTCAATACCGAAGCCACGCTGAACGATATAGAAGTTAAGCTTCTCCAGAACCAGTTCCGCGATAGGCTGGCAGGTGTTGACGAGGAACGTTTTCCTCTGAGATTCACCCGTACCGCCACCCAGGTTCCCCGATTCGATAACGCCCGCTTCGGCCGGCGGGACACCGTAGGTCGCCAGGATCTCGTCACGCTTCTGGTCAAGCGTGTGGAGGTATTCCTCTACCTTGTTCTGCTGGAGTTCCTTGACGGCCGCGCCGCCCTTGGTCATCAGCGGGAAACCGAGGTTCCGGGGGCCGATGTTGCGCTGCATGTATTGCGCAACCCAGCGGTTCATTTCCGGCTGGCTCATGCCTTGCGGCATGTCCACGTGGATGTTCGCTGGGTTTCCCTTGCGGAACGTTTCCTTCAGCGTGGCGGCCGTGAACAGCCATGCCGTGATCGGCAACAAGCCGGCTTGAGTCGGGGACACACCGAACACGCCGGAACGCGGCGAGTCCAGGGAGATGTGGATGACTTCGTTCGGCTTGAATTCGGCGCGCTGACCGAAGTCGGTGACCTGAATGTACTTGCTGATCTGGCCGTGCTCGTCCGCGATGGGGAACACGGACGGGGCGTCCAGGCTGTACATGGACACCGGGATGCCGGCGACCCACACCACTTCGATGTAGGCGTCACCGAACACCAACAGGTCGCAGATGATGCCCCGCAACAGCTGACGCATGTCTTCCTGCGGGTTGCAATACTTCAGGAGCCGTTCCAGGGCAAGCACGTTGTCCGGCTTGTCGGGGGCTTCCTGGTCGCCTTCTCCGGTGTCGGTGTCCCAGTCCGTCATCAGGCCACCGGCGGTGATCGTCCGCGCGATGGCGTTCACACACGCCCAACTCCACGGGCACGCAAGGTACGCCTCATAGAGTTGTTGGAGCATGGACCGGCGGTCGGTCTGCGTGGCGGTTCCGATGCCCTGGGTGTATTCGTTGATGCCGCCGACCGGAATACCTTATTCGTAGCCGGCACGGGTCGGCGTCTTCGTTGGGTCGAAATTGTTGCTCTTGACCGCTTCCTCAATTACCATTGATTCCCGGCCGAAAACCCGCCCCCAAAACCCCATGGCATGTTCACCTCCCCGCCGTAATCATCGTACGTGTACGGATTGTCATCATCGCGTGGCACGTACGCGAACGGGCCGATCGGTTGAGCAGCTGGGATCGAATCGACCACAGCATTCACGGCGGAATCCACCATCATGAATTCCGGCCCGGAGCCCATGTTCACCAGCATGTAGCGCAATGCGTCCGCGATGTGGTCGTCCGCGTTCGTGTCAACATCTTCCGGGTCGCCGGTCTTGGCGTGCGGCAGCGCCGGAATGGTCCGAATGAAATTGGCGCAGGTGTCGAACACGTGCATGTTCGGACAGGTTTTCCAGCCCAGGGCGCGGTGATGCGGACACGCTGGGGCGTCGGTCATGTAGGAGTGGATACGCTGCCACCCGTTGACGCGGGAGCCTCCGCCCTTGCCGGCCTTGGCCAGGTACACGCCGTTGTCGGCGTACACCTCCGAGATTGGCTTGGCGTCGCCCCGCGTGGCCCACATGGCGTCATCGGCGAACCGTTCCGAGATGGGCTCTCCGGCTTCGGCGGCCAGGATCTGACGGGCCTGTTCGGCTTCTCCGACCTGTGTGGCGTACAGCTCCCGGTAGATCCAGATACGGCCGTCTTCGTCCATCGCGCCCCACACCACGGCCCACGGTTTCGTGAATCCCCAGTCCACGCCCTGGTACCGCTTCCACGTGTCCGGGATCGACATCGGGCGCACCATGTACCGCTCTCCGGTGCCCCACTCCGAGAAGACCTGACCGGCGAACATGTTCCAGTCGCCGTCGAGGAACGCGCGCCGGAGGTGTTCTGGGAGACCGCGAAGGTCGTCCGCGTACTCGGGGTTGACGTGCGGGTTGTCGGACAGTTTCGACGGGATGAAACGCACGGTGCGCCTACGGGCGTCGAGAACGATTTTCTTCCCGTTGTCGGTGGCGTCAATGTATTTCATTTTGACGTCGCCGTGTCCGACTCCGCCCGGGTTCGTTCCGGAGCGGACGCCGATTACGGGAATGTCGGCGCGACCGGACCGGAGCCGGGATTCCAGGAACACGCACACTTCGGGTGGGGTGAGGGTGCGCTCATCGAACAACAGGAGCTGGTACTGTCCACCCTGACGTTTGGTGGCGTCCTGCACGTTCTCGGCGTACCGGAACATGATGATCGACCCGTTGGGAAACTTCAGGTCGTATTCCGTGCCGTTCCACGACGCGCCAACAGCCTTGGCGAAATCCATTTGCGCCAACTCGGCCAGCATGGATTCCTTGAGTTCGGGATACGAACGTCGGAAAGCGCCCACACGCAAACCGGGATGCAAAACGCATTGCTTGATCCCCTCGGCCACAAGAGCCTTGGTTTTCCCGCCACCTACCGCGCCGCCATACAGCACCGCGAATTCCGTTGCCTCATGGAATTCTTGCTGTCGCGGGGTCGGAACGTATTCCAATTTCTGGAACACTTCCGGGTCGGGCGGGTCGAGCCTTTCAGCCAGCGACAAGGCGAAGCTTTTCCGCAACACGGGTCTTCGCCTCCCGCTGTTGAGTCAGGTCCAGGCCCATCTCACGGAGCACGGCCGACAGGGCGTCTGCCACCATCGTGGCCTGCATCTCCGACACCTGGGCAAGGCGTTCGTCGATGTTTAGTTTCGCCATCGTGGCCAGCACCGTATTGCACCGGTCCAACGCGCGTTCGAACACGACGATTTCGCCCCGGATCTGTTCCCCGGACTTCTCGCCGTCGTACCGGATGTCTTCGAGGAACGACACGTGATCAGCGATGGCGTCTTTCCATGCGACGACTTCGCCGGCCAGCTTCGCCATCTCGGTGAGCGGGTCCACGATCGGCGTGATTTCCAGTTTGCCGATGGCGGTTTTCACGGCGCGTTCGAACTTGACCTCAACGGCCTTGTTGTTCGATTCGCGGGTGTTGCCGAAGTGAAGTTTGCACCGTCCGACACCAACGTGTTGGGTTCCCCATCCAGCGGGCCGGCGACAGGTGCCGATACGACGATTGCCGTCGTCGTCTTTTCCTCGGAGTTCACCGCCGCACAGTTCACCGGGCATGGTGCACTCTCCTTAGGCCCGTTCGATTCTGCGCCGAGAATCGAACGGGAGAAAATGGTTAGCGACCCGCAGTGAGGTCGTCGAGTTTGGTGTGGATTTCCTGAATCGCGGTATGCAGCGCGACAAGCGACTGATGGTCCGCGTCGGCTTTCGCCGACCGCAAGATGTCCGCTTTGTTCTGCGCGTAGTTCAACAGGGGCAGCGCCCACAGTTGAATCCATCCGGACGCCAGGAAGAACACGATTTGCTGCTGTTCCGATGGCAGCAGAAGGGCCAGGAGCGGGATAGCGATGAACGTTGCCGTGGTCCACGTGGATCCGAACACGGTCACGAGCCGATCGGCCACCCAGTCATCCCACTTGGACGGGGGAAGGAAGTTCCTGGGATGCGGGATCTCGGGGGGCATGGTCACCCCCTAGGCATAGCTCCGCCGCAACTTCCATGGATTCAACCACATGGGCGCTACGCTGTCACGAGCCACCCCCGGAAGGGAGAACGACAGTGCCGACCATCACGCCCGTTGTGCCTGTGTCGCTGGTGAAGAACGTGGGGACGAACACGTCCAACTCCACGTCGATCACCAGCTTGGCCGTGACCGTGCCGGCCGGCGGGTGCGCGTTCGGGAACCTGGTGGTGGTGCGGTTCGCCGGGTTCAACCTTCAGGGGGGCACCGGGTCCGTCACCATCGCGGACACCCGTTCGAACACCTGGCACCTGGACTTTGCCAAGACCAACATCACCGACGGGATCAACCAGGTGTGGTCAAGCGTGCTGTCCACCGCGTTGCAGTCCGGTGACACGATCACCGTGACGTTCCCGGCGAACAACAACAACTACGCCATGGGCGCGGACGAGTTCACTGGCATTGGGCCGTTGGCGGTTCAGCCGTGGGCGGTGGACGGCACCGGGGCCACGGGGTCGTCCACGACGCCATCGGACACGCTGAACCCGGGCGCGACGACGCCGGCCGTGCTCTGGTACGCGCCGCTGTTCGTGGCGTCACCGTCCACGGACACGTTCACGGAGGACAGCACGAACACCGTTGGTGGGGCGTGGACTTCGCTCACGGCGGCCCCGTCGGCGTCGGGTGCCCAGACGCAGTCGACGCGGGCGGCGTACAAGGTGCCGAACACGTCGCTGTCGTCGTCGCAGACGTGGGCTCCGACGTTGGGCACGTCGCGGGGTTGGATTGAAACGCTGATTGTGTACCAAGGACGTGGGACGAACACGGCGCTTCAGGTTCCGCCGCGTGCGGTGATCCACGCGTCTACGCGCTGACTTTCTTCTGTACCAACGTTTCCACGTCGCCGAGACGGTAGAGACGTGCTCCGGAACGGTCGTCCACATCGGCCACTTTCAGGTATCCCCGGTTGGCCCAGGTGGTGATTGTCTTGCGGTTGATGGGGATCCCGAACAACACGGGCATGGCGCGGGACAGTTCGGCGGCGGTGAGCACGTAGTCCCGGGCGCGTTCGAACAGGAACGCGCGGCGGGCGGCCATGTCGTAGGTGCACCGGCACACGGTGCAGGATCCGGCCGGGGCTTCGGGGTCTCCGAACACGTGGCCGGGGCAGTCCTTCACGGAGCACGGTCCGGCGTACCAGCGATCGGGGGCGCGGTCGATGACGCGCCACGCGTCCTGTACGGCGGCGGTGACGGCGCGGTAGAGATCGGCGGCGTCGGGGTGTTGCGCAATCCAGGTGGGGTGGCGCAGGAGCCACGCGGCCAGCGACCGCACATCAGCGGTGTAATCGGGCGGTGGCTGAAAGTAACCGGTCGGGTCGGTCGGGTCCGGAAGGCGCGGCGAGTACGACAGGTGTAGGCGTGAAGCCCACGTTCCTAGTACTGAACGCAGACGGAACGTCGCATCGGCGGCGGCCTCATGCCACGGCAACGGGGTGCCGGCGGAACGGCCGCCGACGCGGGCGGCCGAGGTCCGATTGGAGCGGGTGAAGGTGACGGTCAGTTCGTCCGCGAGGTTCCGGACCGGCATTCCGTGTTCGTCAACTGCCTGTTCACACACGGTGCGGAGGTCGGCAAGGACGTTGCCGAGACACCCGGTCCACACACCGCCGTGGAACGCGCCGCACAGTTCGGCGTCGGATACCTGACGACCGCATCCGGCCGCGCACAGGTGTACGGTGTTCACAGTTGCCAGTCTGCACTGACGGTTACCCGTTCCGCGACTCTTCAATGTCACGATCTGTGCATGTTGCACAAACCGTTGTCGATCACCTACAGTCGTGGTACTCCCAGCCTTCCGGTTTTCGGTAGACGGGACTCCTTGGTGGACAACGCCCCTCACGTCAGTGGGGGGCGTTGTCCTGTTCCTGGCGTTCCCGTTCGAGCTGTAGGGCCAACTCGTCCAGGGCGTCACGGAGTGTGGTTCCGGTGCCGATGGTGAACGGCGGCGAGGCGATGAGGTGGTAGGCCCGCCACAGGCCGTCGGATCCTTCTTCGAGGGTGATTTCGTAGTGTCCGCGCATGATCACGAAGTGTATCGGATCCGGCTTGCCGTGGGATGTCAACTCATGTAAGATTGCGGCATCCAACCAAGGAGGGTCAGTGTCCAATTTCCCGGCCGAAAAGCAGGAACGCACGCATTGGAGCGTGTGGCAGGGAAGTAAGTGGCTCGGTGAGTGGCCGCGCGAACGGCCGCGTCTCGGCCAGAAGATCAAGATCGACACGTGCCTCTTCGCGAAGAAGGTCACCGGATTCAACGAGGAAGCCGGCCGCATCTTCGTCAAGTAGCCCCCGACACCACGACGCCCCGGCCAGCATTGGCCGGGGCGTCGTGGTGTCACAGGACAAACGTCCCGCTTCCCCTCACCTTGCGCACCGTGTGGGTTCCGACCAGTTGCGCCAATGCCTCCCGCACCATGCGCACCGAAACCCCGTGCTTCCTGCTCAGGTCTCCTTCACTGGGAAGCTTCTCACCCCGCGAATATTTGCCATTGCGAATATCGGCCCTCAACAGGGCGGCAAGGTCATCAGTCGTCATCGTTTTCATTAGCTACTCCTCGGTACTCGATCTTCTTGTTGCGGGCTCTCCTTGCGCGGGCATATCCTCTGTCATAACCAAGGAGGTTGTCTACCCACAAACGGAGCAAAGGAGTTGACAGTGAACGCGGAAGGGCGGACCACCGCGCCTGAAAAAGGTTCGCGTTGGTTCTCTGAGCTGGACATCCACGCCATGTCCAGTCTCATCGTGGGGGGCGCGGCCGTGTTGTCGTTCAACTCGTCCCGTGACCTAGCCGACATGTGCGGATTCAACGGATGGCTGTCATGGGTATGGCCCGTCTGTTTGGACGCCGTGGCGTACACCTCTACCCGAATTTGGCTGTCCCGCACAACCGACAACGACACCCGGCGCTACTCCCGGCGGCTGGCACTCATCGCCATCAGCCTGTCCCTCGGGGCCAACGGACTGGACCTGTTCCTCAACGTCGAGAAACTGGCCCCCGTCTGGGGCGTCGTGCTGCTGGTCGGCGCAATCCCCCCGGCGACGCTGGCGGCCGTGATTCACATGCTCGTCATGCGCCGTGGCCTCACCACCACCCGCAAGGCCCGCATGAAAGCACCCGCCACGCCGGCACCAAAGCCGAAAACCGCACCAGCGGTCACAGCCCCCGCGCCGGCACCGGAACCGCCGGCCACGACAGAGCCGGAACCACTGGCCAGCGTCACCGAAATGTCGACCACCGCGCCGGACTGGCTGACCACGGACATGAGCCTCCGTGACGCCATCACCCGGTACCTGGACGACAACCCGGCCGCCACCCCGGCCACCGTCCAAGCGCACATTGGCGTGCACCTCGGGGCCAAGAGCGACACCACCCGCAAGACCCTCGGCCGCATCCGCGCCGGGATCGGACAGAAGGCAGTCGGAGAGGAGTAAGCGATGCCGAAAGGCAAGACGCGGCGCACCACCGACACGCCCACCGTAGGAAAACGATTCGCCAGTCACGTCCGCACAACCAAGTGGTACCGGTCCGGGCTGGCCGACCGCGTTCCCCGCAAGCACAAACTGTTGCGGCCCGCTCTGCACATCACGTTGGGCGCGGTGAAAATCGCTGGCTACGCGGCGGCCGGGGCCACCGTCGGCGCGATCGAGACAACCCGCGCCGTCGCGCCCCGCGTGCGCCGGCACGTCCAGAAACGACGGGCACCGAAATGGGCACCCCACAAGGTGCCGAAGGTCGACCGCAAACGCGGTGAATGGCGCGTCAAGCACGCCGTTCACTGCGTGTGCGGCGACAACTTCACCAGCACCACCGAACTGAACAAGCACTACGCCGAAAAGCACGTGGGCGAGAAGCGGGAACCGAAACCACGCACCTCGCCGACATTGCACCGAAGCTACAAACCCCGCCACAAGGGGAAAGTGAAAGTCCGTCCCACGCCGGGCGCACCGGCCGGACGGCACCGGACCACGGCGACAACCGCCGGGCACCACAAGGCGACCAGCTACGTGGAACGCCACCGACACAGGATCGAAGAAAGGGGACGGGCAGTCATGGCCGACAGCACAAGCACGGCGCACGCCGTCGCACGCGCATGGACCGGGGTAGGCGAGACGATCCCCCGGGGAACGCAGGACGTCTTGGACCTGATCGCCGGATTGGCGGCGGCGGCCATTGAGAAGGCGGACGCGTTGCACGAACTTCAGAAGACCCTGATCGGTCGACTGAACATGGATCCGCTGGTGGTTCACGGGCTGAAGCCGCTGGTTGATCTGGCCGACGCGGAAGCCTCCCAGTGGACCGCGATCGTGAACACCATCGAAACCGTGTACGGGCCTCTGTTGCAGCTGTACCGCAACGGAATCGCCGTACCGAACGCGTAAGGAGGAAACGAACATGGGCGTCACGAAGGTGACAGGAGCTGTGTTCGGCACCATGCGCCGTCGCCGGTCGGAACTGACGCCGATGTTCGTCACCGCCGGCACGGTCGCGGTGGGCGAGATGTCGCAGTACGCGCCATTCGCTCCGGTGGCCCTCGGAGTCGCCGGGGCGGCGGCGGCGGCCGGGTCGTGGATCTCCGCGTACGGCGGCGACGACCGGAACAAGCTGTACCTGTTCAGCGTGTTGGGCGCGTCCAGCTCGGTCGTGCTCACCCTTCACGAACTGGGCTGGTCGCACTTCGACTGGACTGCGATCATCGCGGCCGGCGCGGGCCTGGCCATGGGGATCCCGTGGTGGCGGAACAACCGGCGGCGGACGCGGGTCACGCTGGAGTCCACGGTGGAGCGTTGGCCGGCGCTGGCCCGCAAGCTCCGCATGGACACGGTGCGGCCGGTCGCGATCCGGGCGCACGGCGGCGACAACTTCGAGGGCCGGTTGGTGTGGCCCGCCGGGGACTACACGGTGGCGGAGATCCTGGAGAAGCGGGAACGGATCGAAGGCGCGTTGGATCTCCCATCCGGCACGCTCCGCATGGAGCGAAACGGGCGGGATTCCAATTCGGTCATTTTCAAGGCATTCGTGACGGACCCGCACGCGGAAGGGATCGAATGGGAAATCCCGGTGGAGGAGGTTGGCGGGGAGTGGTACGTCCGGGAGCTGGACGCCTGCGAGCCGATCACTCTCGGCTACCGGGAGGATGGTGTCCTGAAGACCATGACGCTCACGGACAGTAAGGAGTACGGCTCCCGGTCCGTGATGCTGGCCGGGTCGAAGGGCTCCGGAAAGTCCGGTCTCGTCAACGTCCTGGTGGGCACGCGGGTGTGTTGCCGCAACGCCGTGGTGTGGGGAATCGACCTCAAGGGCGGAATGGAACTGGGGCCATGGCGCAACGCCATGGACTGGTGTGTCACCACCTTTGATGAGGCGCTGGAACTGCTCGAAGCGTTGGAAGCGGTCGTGAATGCCCGTGCGAAGCATTGCGCGGACGTTCTGAACGTGCGCCGTTGGCCGATGACTCCGGAATTCCCGGTGTTGACGGTTGTTGTGGACGAATGCCACTCGTTCAACGGCGCGATGAACCGCAAGCAACTGGAGCAGTTGGAGCGGATCATTCAGAAGGGCCGCGCCGTCGGTGTCGAGATCATCGAAGCCACCCAGTATCCGACGCTGTTGGCGTTCGGTTCGAACCTGGTTCGTGAACAGTTGGACCAGCGGTTCTGTTTCCGGATGCAAGGCGAAGACGGGGAATACTTCGTGTTCGGCACGCGCCGGGACGGCAAGGTGGGCGCGAACCTGATTCCGCAATCGCGGCCGGGAACGTGCTACTACCAGGACGCGGAAACGATCGACCGTATGCCGATCCGTATTCAGTACGTGTCGGACGAGACGGTGTCCACGTTGGTGAAGCTTCGCCAGGGCCGCACGTGCGGCCTGGACGAGACGTCGTCGGCGGCGGCCACGGCGGTGTCCCAGCTGTACGCGGACCGGTCGCGCGCTGTCCCGCTGGACGACGCCGGGGAGCCTGTCCCGGGACACTGGGACACTGTCCCGGATGTCCCGGACACCCGGGACACGGCGGGACAGGAGCGGGACACCGTGGGACACGACGACGGAAACGACACGGGACAGGATGTCCCGGAGCCGACGTGGCTGGACGGGCCGGATGTCCCGCTGGCGGAGCTGGTCCGCCGGCACCAGGAGTCGCTGACGGCGGGACAGCGGAACGCGGCGGACGCGGCGCGGGCGGCGCTGATGGCGGAGTTGGAACCGCCGAAGCTGTCCGAGTCCGACGCTATCGAAGCACTGGCGTCCGCGTTGCGGGCGGCCGGAACGGACGGGGCGCATGTCCGGGACCTGGCGAAGGCGGCGACACGGGCACGGTCGTGGACGTACGCGAAGTTGACAGAGATGGGGGCGCAGACCACCAAGCGTGGTAACTGGGCGTTGCCAAACGGGGAGCTTGTTGACGCTCTGTGATCGTCCAATCTCGCCGAAACTCGTCCAATGGAAGATCCATTGGACGAGTTTCGGGCTCTGACCTGTAACTTCCTTCCCCAGCCCCTTCCTGGACGAAGATTGGACAAGTGACGCTGAGTGCTGGACTTCTGGGAGAACGTTGACGCTACGTCAGCTGACGGTTGCTGGGAGTGGCAACGCCGGGTGACCGACGGCTACGGCAACTACAAGGGCAGGCGTGCGCATCGGGTCGCCTACGAACTCACGCTAGGTGCCGTTCCCGCTGTTCAGGTCCTTGATCACCTGTGCCGGAACCGTCGGTGTGTTCGCCCAACACACCTGGAACCCGTGTCACAACGAGTCAACGCCATCAGGGGGGCAAACGCTCGTTACCAGCAAGACCCGATCGAGGTTTTGTCCTATTTGATCGAAACGTCCGGGATGGAACGGCGCGTCAACGGCCCGATGGTCGCTGACCCAATCTCGACAAAGCTGCTGGTCAGTGCGCTACGCCAGGCCGGAAGCCAAGGGCTTTCGCTCAAGGATCTTGTCAACATGACACAACGGCGCAGGTCATGGGTCTATGCCAGGCTCAAGGATTTGAGCGCTACTCAGGTCAGGCGGGGACGCTGGTCCCTCTGACAAACGACACGGCCCCACCGGCATGGATCGGTGGGGCCGTGCTGTGTCTGGCGGGGTTCTTCCCGGACTGGACGGCGCTCCGCCGGGGCCGCGCGGCCGGACACCGGGACACCGTATCGGGACAGGTCCCGACTGTCCTCCTGGGACATAGGTTGGGACATGTCCTGGGACAGTGTCCCGCTGAGTGTCCCGGCCGGTGTCCCAGTTGTCCCGGGACAGTGTCCCGCCTGAGCTGGGACATGTCCCGGGACAGCGGGACAGCGTGTCCCGGGTTGTCCGGGACAGTGTCCCGGCTGTTGTCCCACCGGTGTCCCGGGACACGGCCGGGACACCGGACAGGATGTCCCGGTGCGACGTCTGGTGTCCCGGGGTGCCCGGTGTCCCGCGACAGGGGCGGGACACCGGACAGTTCAGGACACGGTCCAGGTGTCCGGGTCCACGGTGAACCCGGCCTGGCGGAGCTTGTCCGCCAACATGAACCGCTGCTGGCGTGCTTCGGCGAGATCCTTCCGGAGTTCGCCGTTCTCAACCCGGACGTTGTACGCGTCCTTCCGGAGCCGTTCGTCCCAGGTCGGTTCGCTGAACACGTCCTTGCCGGATTCGGTCTCCTTGATCTGGTAGACCTCGGTGTCGTCGCCGATTTCGAATTTCAGCGAACAGTGGTAGCACAGTCCGGCCGGCGCTTCCTGGTACGCCTGTTCCAACAGGTCGTCCATTTGGTCCGGCGCGGTCAGGTCCCCGTCCCATTCGAAGGTGGCATGACCACCGTTCTGGTAATAGGCGGTGAACTTCACTCAATACCTCCGGTTTCGGGAATCATCACCAGCTTGGCGCGGGTGATGGTGGTGTTGTGGATGGAAACGAACGCCACCCACGGGCAGTGCTTTACGGTCCGGTACAGGGCCTGTGTGGTGAGCGCCCATTCGTAGTGGTGTTCCGAGTAGCTTTCGGCGTCGCGGAACCGCAGGCGGCCGATGGGGTCGGTTGCCCACAGGCGGCGGGCGTCGTCGCGGAACGATTCGGGCCAGCTGTCGAACTGAATGGGGTAGGAGTTGTGGGCCAGGAGTGTCCGGCCGTGCCGAAGGCCGCTTTCGGTCAGGTAGGACGCCTGCACGCGGGTCGGGGTGACCTTGGTGATCTCCGCGACGCGGGGCGCGGCGGCGGTGCCGATCAGGGCCAGGCGGCCGACGGCCGGCACTCCCTCATCTTGACCGTGTGTGAACACGGTCTGGACGGCGCGGTCGGTCTCCGGCTTCGACATCAACTTCAGCAGTCGCTGTACGTAGTCGACGTGGGCCGCGACGCGGTCCGTGATCAGGGTGTTCATTCGGGTCTCCTTGGTTGGTGACACTCGAACCCTAACCACTCAGTCGCGGGATGTCAACTTCTTGAGCGGCTTTTCTCCGTGCCGACACAACGCGTCCACCCGATACGGCATCTCGAAACCACCCCGATAGCCGAACGGCTCCCGGTGCACAACGCCCGCGCGCTCGAAGTACGCGCCGGCCGGGTGATCCCACGTCGCCGTGTGCCGGGCGACCGGGGCCGCGCCGGGGTAGACGAACGCGGACCACGGGATCGTCAGGAGCCGACCGAACCACCGCGCTGGCACTCCCACCGGCCGGTCCGGTCCGGCCGCGTGCCGGCCGTAGATGTCGCTGTCCGGGTCCAGGTTGCTCACCTTGCCCACCTCCTTGGTGATAAACGGCAAGGGGCACCCTACCGGGATGCCCCTTGCGCGCTAGTTGACGATGTCGAAGTTCGGATACAGCCGGGTAATGGAACGGCGAATGCACGCGATGGCTTCCGGCGCGTAATCGTGCTTGTGGCCGCACGCGAAGATCGGCGTGTTCTCCGGGTCGGATTCCTTCACCACAGCGCCGATGTGCTTGCCCTTCACGGCCGGTCGGGCGACCAGCCGGTACCGGTCGGGGTTGTGCTTCTCCTCGGCCTTCTTGGCCATGGTCAGCCCTTCGTTGCGGGAAGCGGGAAGTTGGTGCGGCGCACCCACTTGTAGTTGGGGTGCTGAAGGGTGGACGTGCCGTCGGTGAAGCGAACCAACAGAGTGCCGGACAGCCAGGCGATCGGCGGTTCCGCCACGGTGCGCCATCCCTTCTTGGTGAGAATGACCATTCCCTTCTTGAGTTCTTTCTGCCTGGTGTTCATAGCGAGAACCCTACCCGAGGTTGCCCGGTTGGTCAACTCTTTGGTAGAGTAGTTGTGTCACCACTCAGAGGAGTCAACAGCATGTGCATGGGCAAAACCCACGCGCGCCAAGGCGTCCCCGCCGGAATCGCGCTGGCCACCTTCGGTGCCCCCCTGATCGGCGCACCCCTCCCGCTCAGTCTCGGCGTCGCCGTCGCCGGACTGGTCGTCGGCACGGCCGTGTTCCCCGACATCGACCACCCAGACGCCACCGTGGCGCACACCTTCGGCCCCGCCTCCACCATCGTGTCCAAAGCCGTGCACGGCCTGTCCGGGACGCTCTACTCCCTGACCCGCACGAAATGGGACCGCGACCGCGACGGCGGCCACCGGGGCATCACCCACACCGCCCTGTTCGCGACCGGCACGGGCGCGCTCACCTGGTGGCTGGTTCACCTGTTCTGGCTGTGGGCCGTCGGTGCCGTGCTGTTCGTGTTCGGCAACTACGCCGTGCGCGCCCTGGCCGGCACATGGGCCTACCGACACCCATTCCTGTCGCTGGCCACCGCCACGTGGTGCGCCGGGGTGTTGACCCTGTTCCTGTGGGCCGGATCCCCGCCGGAGCTGACCGCGTGGTGGTTCGGGGTCGCCGTGGCCGCCGGGTGCGTCACGCACATGGTCGGGGACTGCATGACCACCCAGGGATGCCCCGTGTGGTTCCCGGTGCCGATCCGGGGCCAGGTGTGGCGGATGGTGGGCACGCCGCGCTTCCTGCGGTTCGACACGGAGACGAACAGCCGTGCGGAATCGGTCCTGGGACGTCTGTCGTTGGGCACAGGAGCCATGGTGGCCGCCGCGTTCCTGTTCACATTTTTCCGGTAGTGTGAACAGCAGAAAGCCCCGCGTTGCTGGCGCGGGGCTTTCTTCGTTTCGGGTCAGCGAACCCGGTACGTGGTGACGTGTTCACCTTGGTGTGGACCGTCCAAGTAGACCATATCGATTTCGTCTCGTCCAACCAGCGCCATGTTTTCGCCGATGTAGATGTGTACATCTTGGATCATCACCCGCGTGTGTTGGTACTCGGTGACTGTTCCCTTGACGGGGTCTTCCATGATCGTCTCCGTTGTGGAGGGGCCGCCCCACGTTGGGCGACCGTCCACAACGAATTGTGATCTCCTTGCCCCGTAAGGGAAAGGGCTGTCAGGGAACCAAGGTTTCCTCTTCGGCCCCTTCGGACTCCTCATCCTCTTCGGGGTCTTCCGGGATGAGGCACAGGACCACGCGGCCGGACACCTCGAAGTCCTGGGAACGGACCTTGTCGTGGTTGACCAGCCACCGGAGCACTTCCACGGCGTCGAACACGACGGTGGGGGTGCCGGGGTAGCCGCCGGGGTGCTCCCGGCTGGCGATCGGCATCGGGAAGTCGTCGTGCGCGCTGCCCCACTTGCGTAGCGTGTTCTCGTGGAACCGGAACAGTTCCGCCATCTCCGCGTACGACTTCAGGTGTTGCCGGTCGGCATCCTCGTAGGTCAGTTTGTCCAGCTCGCTGGAGCGCAAGCGCCGGGTGGCCGCGCGCCGGGCGTTGACTTCGTCCAGTTGGCGGCGGGTGTAGATGGGTTCGCCACCGACGCGCGTGGCCGGTCGACTGATCGGGGCCAGCATGTTGTGTTGGGCCGTGATCAGCGGCCGGGACAGCAGGTCACGCACGGTTGCTTCGGACAGGCCGATGTACTCGGCGGCCTGGGACAGCGTGTAGTAGCCGGCGCGGATCAGGTCCAGGCGCTCGACCACGTCGCCCGTCCAGTGTGACGGGGCGGTGGATTCGGTCATTCGGGTTCCTTCTTCCATGATCATCGTCATAGGAGGAGTCTAACCGGCAAGGTTTGATTAGTCAACTATCTGCCACTCTGTGACCAAGAGTTGATCAATCGTACATCTTCGGTTAGACTGCCCCTTTCGATGAAAGGAGAATCATGACCTACGACCCTCGCGACCCGGTGGGATCCATGGCTGAATACGAGCATGACAAACGTCGTCGTGCCGCCCGGACCGTCGTCCGGCACTGCGGCAAGGGGCCGGACGCGGCCATGGTCCTGGACATGTTGGGCCTGTTCGACAAGTCCCTGTTGTCGACCGAACCGCCCCGTGGCCTGCGTCGGGAACTGAGCGAGGTACCGCCCCCGTTCGTGCCCTGACCCAAGGAGTTGACAACCCGGGGTAACCCGGGTAGTGTCCTCCATGTCGAAGGGTCCGACCAAGGAGACCAATGGGAATCTTCAACAGCAAGAAAGACAAAGGCCGGGAAGGGTTCATCAAGAAAACCCCCATCCGGAACATGACCGACGCGGCCGTAGGCGCGGCCGTGGAAAAGATCCTGAACAGCAAGACCGGCAAAATCGGCTCCGTCACCATCAGGGGCGGAAACGCAACTGTCCGGGCCGCCATCAACCTGATCAAGAAGCACAAGTGCCCTTGGTGCAAGAAGCCCGTCACACGCCCCATGCGCGTGCACCCCGGCGACTGCGCCCGGCAACTCGCCTACGACATGGCCAGCGACGGAATCGACTGGAACGAAGCGCCCACCGCCATGGACGCCCAAGCCGACCGGCACAAGCGGTGGAACAACATCACCGGCGGAATGCAGTACGACGAGTACGGCAACCGCATCTTCTTCGACGACGAAGGCAACCCGCTGTAAACACGAACCGCGCCCGGCAACCCCGGGCGCGGTTCCATATCCGATGAGGAAACATGGTCAAAATCCCCAAGAAAGCCGTACGCGCCCTGCCCCGCGTGTTCAACGCGCACAACCTGTGCATCGTCCAGGACTGCGAAGAACGGGCCATTGCCCGCGTTCGCTTCCCCGGCGGCGTACTGCTGGACGTCTGCAAAATCTGCCTCCCGAACTGCCCGGCCGGAATCGAGGTACTGGAGAAGATCACGTGAGCGCAACAACACCGTGGGTACTGAACTGGAGACTCCGCGAACCCGATGAAAAGGGCCGCAAAAAAAGGCATCAGGAATACGCGTCCGAAGGAATGGCGCGACACGACTGGAACAAGCTGGTCAACTCCAACGCGTGCGTGTCCGTCACACTCGTCAACGACACACTTAGTTGCGTCCGCAACCGGATCGTGGCCGAATGGCCCCCACGTGGCAAACGCAAGCGCCGCTGATACACTTCACCACGGGTTTCGGGAGACCCCAACGACATCCCCCCTGGCGTGCCACCAGGGGGGATGTCGATTTTTCACACCATCAGCATCACGATCGCGGCGACGAATAGCCACCAGAAGTGAAACGACTGATCGAGCGCGTACGCCCCGGTACCCAAGGTCGGATTGTCGTCGTGGCCGTCACGGGGGATGCCCAGGGCGTAGAAATTCCGCTTGCCCAGAGCGTGAGCGAGCTTCCGGAGCGGGGTACGCCGGTCGGCCCAGTAGTGCGTCACCGCGACCACGGCGAGACCAGCCGCCATGGAGCCGGGCGCGATGTGCACGCCGATCAGGTTCAGCATGGTCAGGCACACGACCGATGCGGCCATGTGGCCGCCGACGTGCTTGGCGCACGCGATGCGGCCGGGCCAGCCGTCACCGCCCTTGTCCATGGCCTGACAGCTGGTCTGCACCCAGTGATCGGCGAGTTGGTGGGAGACGTAGAGGGCCGCGTAGAGGGCTCCGAGGTCGTTGTTCATGGTGTCTACCGTGCCGGGGCGCGGCGGGGATGTCTGCGTCACCTGACACATTCGCTATAAGTTGACATCCCGTGTTCCGGTGGGGTAGGGTCTTCACATGGCACCAGGAAGACACAAAATCGAAAGCGACACCCACCACGGGGTGATCCGCTACAAGTACGACGGCAACCCGGCCGGCGAACCACTCGACAACCTCAAGGCGGTCCGCGCCTGGTGCACGAAGATCAAGGCTGGAACTGGCGGATTCGGCGGAGACGAAATCGGACTCCGCAAACTCGCCAAAATGATCGAAGACATGGCCGTAAGCGAAGTGAGGAGGGGAAACCTCAAACCATGATCGCCATCACCGATATCATCCTGGCGTTGGGCGGACTCATCGCCGGATTCATCGGCGGACGCCTGTCCAAGACGACCACCACCCCCGAACGCGACCCCAATGCCTGCACCTGCGGCCACTACCGGGGAATGCACACCAAGGGACGCGGCGAATGCAACGGCCGCATGGGGCCGAACGGCAACGGCGTCCGGTGCCGGTGCCAAATCTGGGACGGCCCCGAACGGCCCGAAGACATCATCCGGGGGTTCAGCGAATGAGCACGAAGGCCGTTTACAACGCCGAAACCGGGGCAGTCACCGTCACCCTGTCCG